TACCTAAAAACGCTGTAGATACAACACCCATCTCATCTAATGCACTTTCTTTTTCTAACTTACTGTCAGAGTTAAAAGCTGCACGTAAATGCTTATATTTTTCTTCTAAATTTTGCTGTATAACTTGTTGTGCTGGGCTAAGTTGTGATATATCTATGACTAAATCTTCACGTCCATTTGCCTTTGCCTGTAAGTTATGTATCTCAAATTTAGTTCTACCAAGTGGATCTAGTTTTTGTAATTGACTTACTTGATTGTTAAATCCAACAACTACACCTTTTTTATTTATCTGTGGTTTAAGGTTTATCTCACTTAGTAATTTATCAGTAGCAATAGCATCAGCATTGCTGTATTTAATTTTAGCTTCTAAATTATCTTTAGCTATAATACCTTCACTTAACAATAAATCAGCTCTAGTTGTAGATGCAGGTTTAGTATTAATAAAACCTTTTTCTAAATCAAAATAATATCTATAGTTTGGATCGTTTTTGTTAGCTTCATATTCATCAATCATTTGTTGTGCAGCAGCTTCATAAGCCTGAGCTTTTGTTGCAAATTGTCCAGTTTGCCATGCTTGTTTAGCTTTAGCCATTACATCTGACTCAGCAAATTTAACTGCATCATCAATACTGTTTGTAACAAAATCAGCTGTAGTTTTATTTGCACCACCTATATCTTTTAGATGTTTTTCTACACGCTC